ATCGGCACCTCGTGGAACATTTGGTGTGACCGCAATCTGAATGTAGCGTTTAGTGCCTTTTCTGATTCGATTGGGTCTAAATGCAAAATTAAAATCATAAATTATTGGCGTTGGCGTAGTAAACCAAAGATCAGCATAAATGTTAAATTTATTATTTATACTATTACTTAGGCAATCGCCATTTTCAAAAACTACATTCCATACATCATAATATGATCCTACGCCATAAATTTCTTGGTCAAGAAAAACTGACAAGATATATTCGCCTGTATTAGATTTAACAACACTGGCTCCAGAAATTGTTTCTACCAGTCTTAGGCCTTCAGGATTGGATTCACTTTTTAAAGTTGGATCAATAGTAAAGATTTGTACTTGGGTAATTTCTTTAACATCTCTACGACTGTTGCTGTTATAAGTAAACAGTCGTAGATTGATGGTATCACCGCAATTTGGATTTTGATATCTTTCTTTAGTCATTTATATCTACCTTTTTCTTGCCTTGCGTTGTTGTGCATCCATTGCTTTATTTTCGCTTTCCTTTTGCTGAATAAATCTTTCGATCATCCATTTTCTAAGATTGATAGGCAAGCTCATTGATCCCGACATATCTAGATGCATGAGATATTGGAAGAAGAAAATCTCTTCTGCTAGTCCTTCCCAGATTGCTAGACTTGCGTCTTTGCCTTCTTCCGTCTGGGGAAGAAAAAATTTGCTTCAAGAGGCAGATCGAGACTGAATTCTGATAAACAGCTTGGGCAAACAATTTCTGTATTTGTGTCAACGCCGAAAGGAGGTTCGTTAATACAGTTGCGAATATATGAAACATCATTGATTGGAAGATTTTTCAAGAGAATCTGAAGTTCAGTCTTGCTATCGATTCCATCGATGTCGTTCAAAAGTTGTGCAGTGCGATAGGTAAGGCTGTCATCTGTGCCATTATCTCCGAATGCCTTGATTCGTCGATCACGATGGTCCTGAATTTCTTGTTCATCTTTTCCTGTTGATAGGCGATAACTGAATGGCAACTTTGTGTTTGGCAAAACATCTTGAAGAATTGGTCCATATTCATCAGGAGTATATTCAACATATAGACTGTTAAGATCAATGCTTGTGCTGAACTTAGTTTCGCATTCTGGACACTTGATTTCAACGTCATAATTTGGACCGTATGAAATACCACGAAGATAAATTAGAAGATAAGTTCTGTCAATTGTCAAAAGATTTTCAGCACGGAAGCCTTCCTTAAGGCACTTTTGGAAAATCATGTTGATCGCTTGACCCTTCTTAACAAATCTTGGAGTGGCAAGAATTTGTTCTTCTTCACCAGTCATTGGTCGAATTGAAACAACGCCATTGATAGGTCCATCTTCGCCATTATAGAACCTTCCCTTTGATGGAAGTTGAAGCTCTTCATAAATAGTGGTCGATCCACGAAGACCTTCAAGAAGTTCCTTAAGGTGTCCACTGGCAGAAGCGTTTGACAAAGAACTAGCAGGAGCCTGCTGATAGGCAGTTGATTCGCCACCAGCACTCATGTTAAGGCCCCGTTTTGGCTGGCTCTGTGGCTGGCTCTGTGGTTGCTGACCACTTTTTGCTGCCTGAATAGCAGCAGCAAATGCTGGTGGAACATTACCTTGAATGTTGAATGCGCCTCCACCCGGCATATCATTAGGATTATTGCCTTCATTGACCTGTTGACGTACCTGATTGACTGAATCTAGTGGATTGCTCAATGGAATATTCTCCTGATTTGTTGTATTAGATTCGCCTGTTTGATTTGGTCTTCTTGGGCGAAAAGTCTCGTCTGACATTTTTTTCTCCTATTATTACTCTTTATGATTTGTTAGCCAAAACAATAGAGTTAATATAAACTTAAATTTGTCATAGTATAATGAAAATAAATTTCCAAAATATTGAAGAACATTTTTTTCTTGATAAGAAAGTTCAGGAATTATTGCCTGAATTTAGACAACAATTTGATTCTTGGCGTTTGTCACAAATGGTTCCCGGGCTAAGGCCTTTAGGACAAAAAAGTTTGTTTGAAGTTTTGAATAATTTGGAAACAAGTCATTTAGAAAAATTAAGTATATATTTCAATCAACCTGTAACTATAGAACGATTGAATAATAGAATCGTTGAACATTATAATTTTACAACAGATGAACATGATAAGCTCTGTAAATATACAGAATTTATGGAATTTTGTTTGACTTGTAATAAAGATGGATTATCAGCAACCTTTTGGCGATAAGGAATTTAACATGAATATTGCTAGCCTGTTTCTTTTTGTAGTCGGCACTATTGGTATGAGTCATATTATTGTTGATGGCTCAATACTTGCTTGGTTCAGAACATTAGTCAAAAATTTAGCGGAAAAAATCAATGTCCCTAAACTTGGAGGCATTGTTGATTGCTACCTTTGTTGCGGAACTTGGTGTGGTTTTTTCATGGGATGGGTGTGGATTTCACAAAATTTTTGGGAAATTTTCGCTTGTGGTTGTGCAGGAGGTTTTTTATCTAACTTAGCAGCAGTGTTTTTAAATTGGATTGAATCAGCCACCATTGTCAATTTGCCAACGGAAGATGACAATGGATGATGAAAAAATAATTTATGTTTTACATTGCAATAAATGCAATTTCAAGCGATTTTCAAATGGCAATGATATTGAAGATATGTTGCCATTGAATCTTAGCGATATACCCAGAAATATACCAAAATTAGATATAATTAAAAAGAAAACAATAAAATTTCCTGATAAAAAAAGAACTAAAGTTTTTAGGTGTCCTAAATGTGGATTTACTGTAAAAGCCTTTAAATATAACAAACCAGAAGAAATTCAGGAGGAAGATGATGAGTAGACCTATAGGATTGATGGATGTTAAACAAGCCCTTAGAGATAGTCGGTTTCATGAAAGCTTGCCTATTGGTTTTCGAGAAGACTTGCAAAAATATCTCAATAACCCGGGTTGCGCCTGCAATATTCCTCTTTACAAAAAAATTATGACCGATGCAAGAAAACAATTGCAAGAATATTTTCCAAATCGCATAATTACAAATCTTGATGAAGAAGTCAAAAAATTAGCTGAAAACCATTGGCGTGTAATAAATTGCAAGGCAGAAGACTTAGAAAAAGAACTGATGAAATTGCCAAGCGGAAGAAAACAAATTGCAGTTGCACGATATGAAAATATGGTTACTGTTGTTGTTAATGAGCTTGATATTATTTATTGATTGCTTAAATAAGTCTGGGTATTATTTAAAATTTTTCTGCATGATTCCATCATTTTAGTTGGATAATCATGATATTTTGAAATCTCCATAGGCCAATCACATTCTTGTAATCTTCTAGATCCTATGATTTTGGCGTTTTCATAAAAGCAATATGATTTATCATATTGCTTTATTGCATAAAAAATATCACCCAACAAACACCAAAATTCAGCTAAAGTTGGATTTTTTAAAACACACATGCTAATTCTTTGCAGCGCAATTTGATAATTTTTCTTTATATAACATTGAACCATAGCCATGTAATATTGAATCATAAAATAAGACATTGTTTGCTTTTTCTGTTGATGTAAATAAAGATCAGCAAAATTTATAAAGGCATCCCAATTTTTAGATATAAGCTCATTACAGGCAACATAATACGTTGCATCTGCAAGTAATGGATTTTTATCATGCCAATTTTTTGCTATTGATTTAACATCAACTTGAGGTTGAAATTTATTGACATTTATGAAAAAATTCATAAAATTTGATTTTCTTTCAATTGTTTCATATATTGGATTTACATAAGATAAATTAAGAGACTTATGCCACAATCGTGTTTGTCTGGTAAGCATATCACCTTGTAATACGCCAAAATTAAACGAAGATGGTGGTCCCTTTATAGCTTCTTTAATTATTTTTGAATCAGAAATCAGTGTTTCATATGGCTCAAGATGCAAAATCCATTCAGAATTTATTTCAAGAATTAATTTATTCCTAACCTTAGACATATCTTCGTAATTTAATGTTTTTATTATGGTCGCATTCTTATTTTCTAATTTTTTAATAGTTCCATCTTTGCAACCAAGATCTGCTGCAATTATATTACATCCCAATGGGGCAATTGATTCTAGAAAAAAATCAATTGTTTCTTCGTTATTCTTCACTATAAGTTGAATTGTCAATGGGGTTTTCATTATTTTTACCAAATTTATTCTCTATTAAAAAACTAACTGATGATGCTTCGTGCAACATATTGTTTTTTTGATAGTAATGTTGTAGTTCACGATAGAACCTAGGAACATCTGGCTTATCAATTAATGCACCGAAAATTTGTAATATTTCCATATTTAATTATATGCACGCAAAAGGAGATCGATGGCAACTGAATATCTTAATAACAAAACATTTGAAACATTGATCGTCCAATTCCAGCAAACCAAAAAAGAAAAAATCAAATACCAATTATTCATGGATGATATTATTGAAACACAAGCAAGAGTATTAAAGCGTGGACAATTTAAAAAACCCGAATCTTGGCTTGTTACTGAAAAAGAATTTAAGATTATATCTTCTCAATTTCAAGAATCACAAGACGAATTGGCAATAGCCTTCTATACTCTTTCTGAAAATATAGTTAGATACGCTAAATTTAATTTGATTGATCAAGATGATGCAGTTCAAGAAGGCGTAATGATATGTTTTGAAAAAATTGATCGCTTTGATCCAAAAAAAGGCAAAGCTTTTAATTATATGACAACATGTATATTAAATCATTTTCGACAACTTTATCGAACAGCTAGAAATTATAATGAATTAAAAAGAAAATATCTTGATTTCATCCAAATTCAACTTGATCAAAAAATTCCTGCTTTAAAAACAAAAAGTTTATACAGGAGGCATAATATAGTTAGCGATACTTGATATTATGTTTATTATTTATTATAATTAAAACAGCCTTGTCGAATAAATTGCTAGGTTAATTTTATAAAAGTTGGTAAAATGACAAAACAAACAAATCTTTTTGATAATATTGAAAACCAAGAATTAATTCAAAAATTGATTGACAGCGGATACTCTAGACTGGTTGATGCTTTTTTGTTAAATGATACAAAAGTTTATACAAAAAAAGGCCGCTTAAATAAAAGCGGCGCTTGCCGTGTAATGAAGTGCAAGCCAAAAGAACTTGAAGATGCAATTATAGCTTGTCAAGAACTTTTAAAAAAGGAATTAAAGGTCGAAGATTCAGAGTGAATCTAATTCCGTAACGGTTGATTCAAGCATCTAATATGCCAGCAGAAATTCTTAAAATGAAAAATATGCTCTATCATATCTTAAAGTTAAATCTACTGTTACAATACCAGAATCTCCCATGTCTAGGTCGCCAAATTGAATGTCTTGGCACCAAACATTCTTCATGTACCATGTTTCAAGCTCTAAGCCAGTACCATCATATAAAGTCAACCGAGCTTCAGGTTTTTTAAATCCAACTGAAAATTTAAATTTATCATTTTCTAAATCATAATATGAATAAATCCACTCCCAAATTTTGTGAGTTGGTTTAGCCATGTCATATAATGTTAATGTTATTGGCTTCCATTCTGGTTTTCCGG